ACAGCCAGCGCTTCAGTTAACACCTGAGATGCAAGTACAGCCGCCGCTTCAGTTAACACCTGAGATGCGCCAAGGCCTTCAGAAGCCTACACCTGAGGCAGTCTTAGAAATACTACAACGCAACCCCTACAGGCAGCAGCAGCCCACCAATGAAGACGACACTAAGTTTGACATGGAGCCACCAGCGATTCCTGCGTTGTCGTCTGACCGTCTTAAGCAGGAACAGCCGAAACCAGCGGATAAGATGCCTGAGCGCATTATTGTTGGTATGGGAGCGATCACTCCTAAAGCTATCGGCGGTACCCTGTTCTCGGACATGAACCTAGACGCGCTGAACAAACTAATCCGCGAAGTGTTGTCGAACAACACAGAGAATGGCTGGGTTGTCGGTAAGTGGTTCTCGGACAACAAAGACCTAGCGATTGGCCAAGGTGCCAACACGGGTATCGTTGTTGAGTTCGATGGCGATTACGTCTCTGGTAAAGAAAGCCGCTCGAAACCAGCGATTGCATCTGGCCTTACCGGCGGCACAGAGTTCCAGTCTGACTACATTAACCAGAACGCGATAAAGTCATTCACTCTGGCACCGGGGCAGAAGCTCTCGGGGGTATCGCGCGTGTTTGCTAAACGCGAGTTCGATCAGACTGTAGCCGCTGACGGCTCTACTACCTACACCCGAAAAGGTACTACCGCACCAACAGTAGAGACTAACGCCCCCACAGACGATTTCGTTTTTGACCAAGAGCCACCTGCGCTCCAGATGCCAGAGATCGTCCGTGGCGAGACCACTAACATCATGATGCCAAATGATCTGGGTTCGTCCTTCACTTTTGCCCGTGATAACAACTTCCGCACCGGTCGTGATCTAAAACTAGAGTTACAGCAGCGCTCTTTAGATGGTCAAAAAGAAGAAGGCATAGACCTTACTCAAGTGAACGAAGAGAACGTGCCACGTTTGGCAGACCACGTCTTCAATGATGCTATTGAGGCATTAAAAAACAACGAGAATGCTATCGGATGGTATGACCGCACGGTCACCAAGGCGCTGGAAACTCTAGGGGAAATTTACCCAGAGATACTAACGAACCCAGAGAATAAACTGCAGTTTATCTGGGCGCTCGCAGTGACGTCAAACGGCACCAAGGTCGACAAGAACTTTGAACTTGCAGCGGATGCATATGATCACCTGCAGCGCACTGGTCGTTTCCCTGCGAAGATTGGCATAGGTGACGCCGCAAAGCAGATTGACGGTGGCCTTGCACAATACCACACGATGCTCACTAAGTTCCAAGGTAATCACCAAGCATTAGCAGACTTTATGATTAGCCAACTACCAGTACGTGATGTCGAACAGCAGTATGGCGTTAAGATATCTGGAGAAGGTAAAGGAACTATTGTTAGAGGCGCTTCAATATTAGGCCCAAAGATTGGAAATGGTTTCTTTTCTAATCTGTATGGTCACTTTGATGCGTTGACGATGGACAGGTGGTTGATGCGTACTGTCGGTCGTATGCGGGGTACATTAGTTAAAATAAACAAGCCCATGATTAAGCAAAAGCAAGGTGAGATTGGGCAGATCATGAAGGACGCTTCTCCCGAACAAATGAAGCAACTCCGAGCAATATTTAAGCCTTTAGGCGTAAAGGTTGGTAAAAACCTTAGCATAGACGAAAAGAACTATCTGAGTGCTGTTATCGCTAAACAGTCAACAAATGAGAAATGGCGAAACAACCTCAACGGTGTAAGTAGGGACCTTCGGCTCGTTGGTAATGCTTTAGCAAAGTATCTCGATGGTCAGGTTGAGGCCCCTGCAGGTGCCAAAGAACGCGATTTTATACGTGAAGTATTCAAGCAGGCACTTGACCGTCTGAACGATGATCCGAGGGTTTCTAGAATAAGCAACGCAGGCTTAACAATGAGTGACTTACAGGCACTCTTGTGGTATCCTGAGAAGCGCCTATATGATACAGCAAAGGCCCCCGCTGGGGAGGAAAGTAGAGGATATTCTGATGACGAAGCGCCGGACTACGCAAACGCAGCCAGAAAGCTTGTCGAAGCGCGTAAAGCAAACTCTAGCGGAAGTGGATTGGGACCTGCTGGATCAGATGGATCTGGAGGAAGAGGGCCAGCACTTGCCGATGCAGGACGTACAGTCGACGACAGAGAACCCGGACTACTCCCAGCCCTACGTGAGGGAAGAGATAAACTGGGAGCCAAGTTTAGTCGGCGTCCTCAGCGACAAGAAGTAGTCGCTCAGTTTCCACCCGTCAAAGCACTCTTTGAGATTGGCAAAAAGGGAAGCCCTTACGAGAACGGCATTACGGACCTCGATCAGGCTCTTGAGTTAGCCAGAGCGCTCAACATTACGGTCCACCTCTTCGACAACCAGCAAAAGATGATGGAAGCACAAGGCCGTGAGAACAAGGGTACTGTGCGTGGATCATTCCGCAAAACCCCTAACGGTGCATCAGGCACCGTCTTTGCTCTAAAGGCAGGTTCTCCCGTCAATGAAGGCACCGTTGGTAGCCTCGATGAGTTAACCACAGTACTCCATGAGATCTTCCACGGCGTGACTATGGGTCCAATGTCTGGCGTAGGTCCTATGCTTAACGGCAACGGGAACGGGACGAACTCTGTCGAGAATGCTTTAGGTGCTATGATTGACAAGCCTCAGGGCAAGCGTACCCGTGAAGAGCGTGAGATCATCTATGAGGTCAAACGCCTGCAAGACCAGCTTGCTGCTTACATTGAGGATAACCCACGCGACAGGCGTCCTGTACGTGTCCTAAATAGAGCCTTGCAGAATCTTGAAGAAAACAGAATGCGGATGACGCCTGAGCAACAGATGCAGCAAGAGCAGGCCATAGACAACTATAAGAACTACATTCGCAGCAAAGCTGAGTTTTCTGTCGACCCCTTCTGGGTCTATGCTGTCAATCCTAAGCTGGCAAAGCAGGTCATGCCTGTGACCACCAAGTGGATACAGAAGAACCTACGCCAAGCAGGCAACAAGAACATCCAGTTCTACAGTCACCCCTTCGCAGTATCTGTCGCGGTCATGCTGGCAATCTTGGCTGCTCAAGATGCTGAAGACGAAGAGAAGAAACAACAACAGCAGCAACAGCAGCAACCAATGATGCAGCCCGGTGCACTGTCGCCCATGCAGGGGATGCTGACTGCAGCATAATGATGAACACCAAAGGAGAGCTTTAAATGAAACTGATGATAGAGCTTATGTCTGCAATGAAAGGCTTTGAGGATATTGAGGCCAGCAAGACGCTATCTAAAGACGACAAAGGTGCAATGATCTGGGAGATGTTCTCAAACATTCCTTTTGCAATGTACGAGCGTCAGTTTCCACATTCAGTTCGTATTATTACGGACATATCACTGAGGCACAGACCGGATGACAACAGAAAAGCAGCCAAGAGCGCGGCGTCAGAAGAAACCCCCGAAAGTGGTAAAGATGCCCCAAAAGGCACTTCCAAAGGAAAAGAACCACTTCTGGCGAATGATGCAAACGGAAGAAGGACGCGCACAAAGAAGAGCGTGGGCAACAAAGCCACGTAAAAACCCCGGACGCCCCAAGGGTGTGCCTGACGGTTACACCCGCGAAATGATGATACCAATAAGGAAACAAGCGATGAAAGATGCAGAGACTGTCGTCGACATTATGAAGAAAGACTTCGGTGTCGAAGATGAGTTAGCCCAAGAGGCCCTCAGAACAGCCGTCATCATCATGCGTGAACCGGGGCAGGCCAGAGAGAAACTCGCAGCCGCCCGTATGATCCTAGACTTTACTAAGAGCAAGCCTGTCGCCAAGTCAGAGGTTTCTGTCGGCAAAGCAGAAGAGTTCTTAGCGTCTCTGCTTCTTGCAGAGATACATCACGACAACGAGGAAGAGCAATTCGATGGACCCGAAGTTAACGAAGATCCGGAAACGCCTTTACACTGACTTCGATTTCTACTCTCGGTCTGCTCTCAAGATCAGAACCAAAGAAGGCAACGTAAAGCCTCTTCAGTTAAACCCTGCCCAGAAGATCCTACAGAAGGCCGTCGAAGATCAGATGGCCTCTGAAGGCAAGGTCAGGATTATCATCTTGAAAGCCCGTCAGCAGGGCCTCAGTACCTATGTTGGCGGCTATCTATACTTCAGCGTCTCTCAGAGGGCTGCGTGTAAATCCATGGTTATCACGCATCACTCTGATAGTACCCGTGCGCTTTTCGATATGACAAAGCGTTATCACGAAAACTGTCCTGAGCTTCTGAAGCCTCACACCAAGTACAGTAGTCGCCGAGAGTTATCGTTTGACGTCCTCGATAGCTCTTATGTCGTGGCTACGGCTGGTGGTGACGCCATTGGTCGGGGCGAGACGCTGACCCACGTCCATGCCTCAGAGCTTGCCTTCTGGTCTAAGTCGACTGCAGCCGACAACTGGAACTCTCTGACACAAGCCGTGCCTAACACCAAAGGTACTGCCATCTTTGTCGAGAGCACTGCCAACGGTGTCACTGGTGTCTTCTATGACCTCTGGAAGGGCGCCGTAGATGGCAGCAATGGATATGTGCCGGTGTTTATACCTTGGTACATCAACCCGGAGTACGCTGAGAATGTCCCAGAGAACTTCCTTCGTACTCCGGAAGAAGAAGAGCTATGCGAGAAGTATAGCTTAAGCGACGAGCAGCTTATGTTTCGTCGCCGTAAGATCGCCCAGAACGGCATCGATCTGTTTCGACAGGAATATCCCTCTGAACCAGAAGAAGCCTTCCTGACCACTGGTCGTCCCGTGTTCAACCCGGAACAACTGCAGGAAACACTTGGCAGTGCCGCAGATCCGGTGTCCCGTCTAGCCCTTGAGCAGGACGAGTGGAACAACCATGTCAGGGGCGAACTTACGTTATACCGGCAGCATGACCCCGGCGAGCAGTACGTCATAGGGGCCGATGTTGCCATGGGTGTGCGGAACGGTGACTTCAGTGTTGCTCAAGTCTTGGATAGCAAGAAGAGGCAGGTCGCAACGTGGAGAGGCCATGTGCACCCTGATTACTTTGCCACGGTGCTTTGGCACCTAGGTGACTTCTTCAATGAAGCCTTCATAATAGTGGAGAACAACTCACATGGCATTCTCACTTGTACCCGCTTGGCTAAGGATCTGGCCTATCCAAACTTTTACCAGACTACGGAAGTGGATAAGCTCACAGATCGGGAAAGTACGAAACTGGGCTTCGCAACAACTGCTAAAACTAAGCCTCTGGTTATCGACCAGCTAAGGGCAGCAGTTAGAGACGGCGAACTGCAACTGAACGACAAAACAACAATTCGAGAAATGCTGACGTACATCGTGACAGAGAGCGGAGCGATGGAAGCAGAAGCTGGGTGTTATGACGACTGTGTCATGAGCCTCGCCTTGGCAAACCATGTCCATGAGGGCGCTTGGGAGCCTGTAGAAAGCACTGATGATATGTACATAGAAATGGTCTAAAATGGCAGAATATACAAAGCTTACAGACGAGCAGATCGTCGCTCTTGTCGACGACAATGTGCGCAAGTCTATCGGCTATTATGACAGCCAGATCAGCCGTGAGCGCCGCAAGGTTACTGACCACTACAATGCGGCTCTTCCACGCCCAGCGCATGATGGTAACTCTAAGTATGTTTCTATGGACGTCTACGATGCTGTCGAAAGCATGAAGGCTGCACTTCTGGAAACATTCTCCACCGGATACAAAACGGTACGCTTCAGCCCACAGAACGCCGAAGACGTGCCAATGGCTGATGTGGCAACTTCATATGTCGACTATGTAGCAAACCGCCAGAACAACCTCTTTGAGATCATGCAGACGGTCATCCACGATGGTCTGGTGGCTCGCGCCGGTATTGCAAAGGTGTTCTATGAGCCGTCTACAGACAGCGTTCTGCAGCAGATAGAAAACGTCCCCGGCGAAGAGTTTGACATGATGATCGCCGACGATATGGTCGAGATCGACGAGGTCGAAGAGGACGCGCTTGGGAATTACAGTGGCTACATCCGTATATACAGGGACACGTCCAAGGTTTGCATCGAGGCTGTCGCCCCCGAAGAGTTCCTAATTGAACCACAAGCCAAGTCTTTGGATTCGGTGTCGTTCTGTGCGCAGCGCTATAAAAAGACACTCTCTGAGCTTCGTGAGATGGGATACGACGAGAAGCTTCTGGAGAACATTGGCGAGCATGATGATGTTGACCTAGAGACAGATCCTGAGGTCCTGTCACGCCATGAGAACATAGGCAGTGACCGTGGCTTCAATGCCAAAGGCTATCAAGATGTCGTCCGTCAAGTGACGGTCTACGAAGCCTACATCATGCTAGACAAAGAGGGCGAAGGACAGGCCTACCTCTACAAAGTCATTAAAGCAGGCAACAGCCTACTAGAGTGCGAACTCTGCCAGCGTCGACCCTTCGTTGCGTTTGTTCCTCTCCCGATTGCACATGCATTTTACGGTTCCAACTTCGGTGCCAAGGTCATACCAATACAGAACGCCAGAACGGTCCTCACACGGTCGATCCTCGATCATGCGATGATCACTAACAACCCTCGTTATGTCGTTACCAAGGGTGGCCTATCGAACCCAAGAGAACTCATCGACAACCGCGTGGGTGGCATCGTGAACGTCACACGCCCTGATGCCATACAGCCGATGCAGCAGGCGGCTCTCAACCCGTTTATCTTCCAGACTATTCAGATGCTGGACGAAGACAAAGAGGACACCACAGGCGTCTCTAGGCTGTCTCAAGGCCTCAATAAGGATGCCATCAGCAAACAGAACAGCGCTGCTATGGTCGAACAACTGGCGACCATGTCTCAGCAACGCCAGAAGATCATTGCGCGTAACTTTGCGAACAACTTCTTGAAGCCACTCTATCAGATGATCTACCAGCTTGTCGTTGAAAACGAAGACGAGCAGAAGATCGTTGAGCTTGCCGGTAGCTTCGTCCCTGTCAACCCAGCATCATGGGCCGACAAGCGTGACGTACAGGTCGACATGCATTTGGGCTACGGAGAGCAAGAACAAGAGGCCCAGAAGTATCTGGCGATACACGGCTTGATGGCTCAGGACCCAATTCTCAGCCAGATGTACACGCCTGAGAACGCCTATAGGCTTATGTCCACCGTTCTAGAGAACAACGGCATTAAGAACGTAAACGACTTCCTGTCTCAGCCTCAGCCGCCTCAGCCTGACCCTGCGCAAGACATGCAGATGCAGATGGCACAGAAGCAGCTTGAGATCCAAGAGCGGCAAACTGCTGTCGCTGAGATGAAAGCACAGACAGACGCTCAGATTGCTCAGTTGAAACTTGAGCTTGAGCAAATGAAAGCGCAGCGTAACTTCGCTATCCAAAGTGACAACATGGACCTCAAAGAGGCCCAGCTTGAGCACAAGCAGATGGTCGACACCGCTGAACTTGAGATCGCCCGTAACGCAGATGACGTGAGAGCGATTGCCAGCCCAACGGGCTAACATGAGATGCGCCGCCGGAACCCTGTAGCGCGGGTCCTCAGGACCCCTAAGTTTCGGCAGCGCGTGATCAAGAGCAAGACCAAGGTTTTGCCCCGGAAGGCCAAACACAAAAAAGGAGAGCAACATGCGTACCGATGAACAGGAGCGCTTGATCAGCTTAGGCGATAACGCAGAAGAATTACTTAGCAACGCAGCCTTCACCAAGACCATCAACGGTTTGGTCGAGGCCACATACAATGCTTTCGTAAACTCAAAGCCAGAAGAGGCAGAGAGCCGAGAGCGTACTTACAACCATTATCGCGCACTTGTCGACGTGGTTAACACCTTGAACCAGCAAGTAGCTGTCAGGGACCAAATCATGGAGAGCGAACAAGCAGGCGACAACAGCCAAGAGGAAGAATAGGTCCATCATGAGAAACGACCAACAAGATCAACCTCAACGTGCCACCTTCGACGATGTCGAAGATGCGGCAGATGCCATCTTGGGCCGCTGGTCGGACGACGAAAGTCTACCCGATCGCGAGGACGAAGAGGCGACCTCAGAGGACGACATCAACGAGACAGATGCCTTTGAGGATTACGAAGAAGACGAGACTGACTTAGCCGAAGAGGACACTGAAGAGAACCTTGAGGACCCTGACGAAGAAGAGACCGCCGAGGATGAGACCGAAGAAGCATCAGAAGAAGAGTTCGAGGAACTTACTGATGAGACTTTGGTTGAAATACCTGTCAACGGCGAGATCAAACAGGCATCCATCAAGGAACTTAAAAGGCTCTACGGACAAGAAGCTAGTCTGACACGTAAGTCTCAAGAAACCGCTGCCAAGCGCAAAGAGGCAGAAGACATCATCCAGAAGACCTCGATGTCATATCAGAAGCTAATTGAGCGAGCAGAAGCAAGGTTCAAACCGTATTCCGAAGTCGACATGCTAGTTGCAAGTCGTCAGATGGATGCGGATGATTTTGCTCAACTGCGCAAAGAAGCTCAAGACGCCGAGAGTGACCTCAAGTTCCTTCGAGAGGAAAGTGACGCTTTCTTCAAACAAGCACAGGCTGATTACAACAAACAGCATCAGGCTGCTGCTCAAGAATGCGTCAGAGTTTTACAGGACAACCTACCGGATTGGGGCAATGATCTATATAACGACATTCGCTCATATGCAGTCTCTGTAGGGTTACCACAGGACCAAGTCGACCAGTACGTCGACCCCAACGTCATCATGATACTAAACAAAGCGAGACTTTACGACATGGGCAAAGCAGCCGCTGATCAGAAGAAGTCCAAAGCCGTTCGTATCAAGTCGGCGGGTAAGAAAGTCCTTCGGTCTAGAAAAGCACCGGCAACCGATGCCGACCTAAGAGTGCAACGCCAAAGAAAGGCATCACAGAAACTTAGGTCAAATCCATCGATCTCTGGTGACTTGGATGACATAGCAGACGCCTTGATGTCGCGCTGGGAGCAATAACCCACCCCAAGACATCAGGAGGCCATTAGTATGGCTACTTATACCACCTACGATCAGGTAGGGAAAAAAGAAGATGTGTCCGATATCATTACGGACATCACACCCACCGATACCCCATTCTTCAGCATGATCCGCAACGAGAAAGTGTCTGCACGGACATTCTCTTGGCTTGAGGATTCACTGGCGGCTGCAGCAAACAATGCGGCAGTCGAAGGGGCAGACGCATCAATGGCGACACTCACAGACGCTGTTGAACGCACTAACAACACCCAGATCTTGACCAAAGCGTTTCAGGTTTCTGCAACTGCAGACGCCATTGCAACCTATGGTAGAGCGAAGGAAACTGCGTATCAACTCGGAAAGGCCCTTAAAGAGATTAAAAGGGACCTAGAAAGAGCATACGTTGGTGTGGACAATGCGGCTGTGACCGGGACAAGCTCTGTCGCTCGTGAGATGGCTTCTGCAACTCAGCAGATCACCAACTCAACGGACGCCGGTGCCAACGCCACTGACGCACTGACAGAAGCCAAGCTTCTGACTGCTGGTCAGTCTGCGTATAACGCAGGGTCAGATCCTACAGTCTTCATGATCAAACCGGCAGACAGCCAGATTGTTGCAAACTTCGCAGCAGCCTCTGGTCGTAACCGTGAGTTTGCATCAACGAAGTCTCTCGTTAACGTGATCGATCTCTATGTGTCTCCATACGGAGAATACAAGGTCGTATTGAACCGTCACCAGTTGACGACACACGCCTTCTTGATCGACCCAACGATGTGGCGCTCATGTACGCTCCGTCCATTCTCCCGCACACTTCTTGCGAAGAACGGCGACAGCGACAAGCACTTCATCGTCGGCGAGATGTCACTGAAGCACATGAACTTCGGTGCCGATCACATGATCACAGGTCTCTCATAAGACCTGCTGACTAAGATTGAGGGTCGCCCCCACTTAAAGCACATTTCCCGCTCTCCTTTGTGTGCTTTCGAGGGGCGGCTCTCTTTACTTCTAAAAGGAGACATCATGTCAATTGATGATAAATCTGAAGACCCTATCGTAAGTGGCGATAGGGCCGATGTCGAACGCTCGCTGCTTGGGGTCAACACCCAGTATCTTCAGCAGGGCGATGATGTCGTCAGGAAACACACCCAGCATATCACACAAGCTTTCCTCGATGATCTGAAGGACAGCCGCAACGCATCTGATGATGTACGCGAGAGTGAGATGATGCGTGTCGCCAGCATCCCTGTGGCGGTCCATGAGCAATGGCTGCGCGAGGGTTTTAATCTCTACGAGGCGACAGGAGCAGAGATCGTAAAGAGGCTGAGAGATCAGAACCTCGATTACTTCATGGCAACCAATAAGAGGATCGGCTGAGATGGCAAAACCGGCGAAAGGCAAAGCTAAGGTTAAGGTCACTGCAAGTGGCAAACGTGTCAGCTACGGTCAGGCCGGTAAAGCTTCTGATGGTGGACCCCGTGTTCGCCCCGGTACGTCGAAAGGCGATGCATATTGTGCTCGATCATCAGGCCAGATGAAAAGCAGCCCAAAGGCAGCAAGTAACCCAAACAGCCCACTGCGTCTGTCGAGAAAACGATGGAAGTGCAAAGGCACCAAATCAGCGAGGTCATAAGAAATGGCATACGGATCTAAGAAGAGTGGTGGTGGCTTCAAGCCGTGCAAAACGTGTAAGACCCCCGGCACATGTCGTTTGGCTGGGAAGTGCTTGAAGAAAGAGAGCATGTAACATGCCTAAAGGTCTTTACGCCAACATCCATGCAAAACGTAAGCGTGGCGAACCCATGCGAAAGAAGGGTGCCAAGGGTGCTCCTACGGATGCTGCTTTTCGTGCAGCAGCAAAGACAGCAAAGAAAAAGCCTGCCAAGAAAAGGTATTAACACATGAACAAAGGTGCCATCAGGAGCCACTTCAAGGCGCTCCTAAACCGCTCTGACTGCAGTGACGCTCTCGCTGACACCTTTATGGACCAGAGCATCGCACGTATTCAAAGAACGCTTCGGATACCGTCGATGGAGAAGCAGGCCAGCTATACAATATCTGCATCCACGACTTTCATAACTTTGCCTGACGACTTCCTGGAGATCATCGATCTGTATTACGACAAGACAAGTCTCAGCCGTGTGCCTATGAACGAGATCCTGACGTTTAAAGACGGGGGAGAACAGGGGACACCTAAGTTCTTTTGTCGTGAAGACGAGACGCTTCTGATTTATCCGCACCCATCCTCTGGTTCAGTCAAACTTAATTACTATGGTCAGTTCGCAAACATGACGGCTGACAGCGACGAAAACGCACTGGCACTGACATCAAGTGATCTCATTATCTACGGGATGCTGACCTATGCATCTGATTATTACTTAGATGAGCGTGGACCTCTCTTTGAGCAGAAATACCAGATGTTCATCGCAGAAACACAAGAGCAGGCCAACGATGCAGAGACCG